TAGCCATCGCACGCGCTCGGGAAATCGGCCAGGATGCAATCGCTGAGGAGATCTATCGCGAGATGATGCTGGAGCCGGAGCGCGAGGAGCGTGGCCGGATTGATCCCGGCTATGTGCAACTGATCAAAGCACGGGCAGAGATCAAGCTCAAGTTGTTGGCCAAATGGAACCCGAAGCGCTACGGCGACAGGGTAACCATGGCAGGCGATGCTGAGAATCCTATGCGGCTGCAGGCCGACGTTAGCATTTTCGACGCCATGCTGCAGAACCTTGAAGCGAAACGCCAACTTGGGGACCAGTGACCTCGAAGCACTGCTCAAGGACCCGCAGGTACGGGCAGAGTACACGCGCCTACCTGCTGACCAGGCCGCTGCTTGGGGCTGGAGGATGCTGTGGTTGACCAAGGCGCTCAAGCACCAGATCCTGCCGCCAGGCGATGATTGGTCGATCTGGTTGATGTTAGCAGGCCGCGGAGCCGGCAAGACGAGAACGGCAGCCGAGCAGATTGCTTGGTGGGCATGGACCTATCCTAAGAGCCGAGGGTTAGTAGCTGCGCCGACAAGCGCAGATGTTAGGGGAACCTGTTTTGAGGGCGATAGCGGCCTTTTGAGCGTTATTCCGCCGATCTTGGTAGCAGACTACAATAAGGCCTTGCACGAGCTTAGATTGACCAATGGAAGCCTTCTGAAGGGCATTCCTGCAAGCGAACCCGAGCGATTCCGCGGACCACAATTCGGATTTGGATGGCTAGATGAACTTGCGGCGTGGGAGTACATCCAAGAAGCTTGGGACCAAATTCAATTTGGCATGCGCCTGAAGCTGCCTAATATGAAGACCAGGCTGATCTGCACGACGACTCCAAGACCCAAAGACTTGATCCTTGATCTAATGGGCAGGGAAGGTGATGATGTTGTGCTCACTACTGCTAGCACATATAGCAACCTAGAAAACTTAAGTGAGAACTTCAAGCGGCAGATCCTAAGTTACGAAGGCACTAACTTAGGACGCCAAGAGATCCACGCTGAGATCATCGATGCTGAAGAGAGCGGCATCGTCCGCCGCGAGTGGTTCAAGTTGTGGCCCGCGGACAAGCCACTGCCTAAGTTGGAGTACGTTCTCCAAAGCTACGACTGCGCCTTTACAGAGAAAACCGTCAACGACCCCACCGCGGCTATTACGTTTGGCGTATTCAAGCCCCAGGACGGTGGCATGTGCGTGCTGATCATCGACGCCTGGCAGGACCGGCTGCAGTACCCTGACCTCAAACCCAAAGTGATCGATGAGTTTGAGATTGTGTTTGGCGAGGGCAAGGAGGCCAAGCGCGTGGACTTGGTGCTCGTGGAAGATAAAGCGGCGGGCATCGTCTTGATCCAAGATCTGCAGCGTGCGCACATTCCGGTGCGGTCCTATAATCCAGGCAAGGCTGACAAGATCCAGCGCCTGAGCGTTGTTGCTAACATTATCAAGGCCGGAAGGGTCTGGGTGCCTGAATCGACTAACAGGCCAGGCTACGTAAGGGATTGGGCAGAAGGCATGGTAAGTCAGGTTTGCAGCTTTCCCAACACAACACATGACGATTTCGCGGATGTTATGTCAATGTCCCTGCGGTATCTGAGAGACGCCGGCTGGCTGAGTATTGATCCGCCACCGCCGGACGATTACGATCCTGAGGATTATGTGGACGCCGGTATTAAACGAGATAATCCGTATTCTGTGTGATGTATTATCCCGCGCAAATGGGAGCCAATAATGCCAAACCCTAAGAAACTGCTTGACCTACTGTACAGCGCCGCGCCGCCTGTAAGCCGCTTGAGCATGGGGCACAAGGACGTAACCAAACGCGTGCCAAACCTCACAGAAGCGATGAAAGCAGTGCAGCGTGGTGAGATATCAGTTGAGGAGTATTACAAGCTTGTAGACGCTTTAAAGCCCGTCTCGCCCTATAGTTTCGTGCCCAGCCCGGTCACCGCCGAAGAGGCGCTGGCCGCACTCAGTAGAGACAAGGCAGAGACCTTTAACCGCACTGACTTGCTCACGCCAGGCGAGACAATTCTTAGCCGGCTAGACATTCCTGCTTACTCTGGTAAGGGCGCATGGGTAACGTCGCAGCATAGGCACAAGCCGCCCGAGGGTGCGCCTCGTACCATTTACACGCCAACGATGGTGCTCGAAGGTGAAACCAAGATGCTGCCAGGCACAAGAGCAGCTAAGAAATATGCAGCAGGTGAGGGCGATAAGTCATCGTTTGCAACCATGCGAGGCGCTTACAAGCCAGTTTCTGATGAAGACGCCGTGGAAATGGCGCTTGATGCGCTTCGCCGCAAAGAATATGCGCAGATTGGCTACGATCCCGAGCGCCGCGGACACTTCTATGACCGCAAGACCATGCAGCCCATCATCGGCACTGAGGAAGGCTTGATCCAGATTGGCCCGCTCGTGCTGGGCAAGAAGCCGGTCTATGGACGCGCAGAGGATTTTGAATATGCCGCTGGCGGCGCTGTCCGCATGCAAGACGGCGGCGACCCTGCAGAGCAGATGTTCAACTTCAATCCCATGGCAGCGCAGGCCATGCGTCAAGAGCGCATGCGCAGGGAAGCTGAAGAGGCCAAGCGTTACAAAAGTGTAATGGGCACAACGCCACAAGACTTGCTCAGGCGCGTAGAGCCACCGCCAGCCGAGATGTCAGCGCTGCCATTATCACAGACGCCGACCACGCTTGATCGCCTGGCCAAATCAGGCCTCGAGGCTCTTGGCATGCCTAAGCCCAGAGCGCAAAGCGTTGCGAGCAACGTGAAGGGCGCCATTGAGATGCTGGTGCCCGACCCCGAGCGCATTTACCGCGAGATGTCTGAGGCAGCCGAGGAGCGCGACCCCGTAAAGTTTGCTTTAGCTAATCTTGAGGCTGGCTTGGGTTACATGCCCTTTGCTAAGCCTGCTATTGGTGCCGCAAAGGCGATCGGCACAGCCGCACTGGATGCCGGCAAAGTAGCGGGCAGGGAGATGCTGCGCCCCATCGACCAGGCCATGTTTGGTGAAGGCCCGCTTGCGGGAGCATTTAGCCTAGCTGCACCATTACAGGCGGCTTTTAAGATGCAAGCGCCCGTCTCGCCGCTTGGTTTCTACAATCCTGTCGAGCAGGCAGCGCTTAATGTCCAGCGCAAACAGGGACCAGGTCAGGCGTTCTTAAATGAAATTCAGCGCGGTGAAAATGTCAACAAGGAGTTCCTGCAGTCATCTGGCCTTGCCGAGCGCCTAGCGGCCATGCCTAACGTCACACGCGAGGAAGTGCAGGCGATGACTAAGGGCACAGTGCCCGAGGTCCAGCAAGTTGTGCTATCTGAAAATGTCGTTCCCACTTACGCAAAGCAGTTCACGGATATACATCACCCTGGTTTTGATCCAGAAAATGCCGCGCATCGAGCAGAGGCAATAAGACTTGCTGAGGCAAGTTATGACATGAACATGCGACGCGATAACCTTGATGGCGCAGAGTTTGCAGCGGCTGCACTTGATGATTTACAGGCTTTGAATCAAAGGTATAAAGCCGGATCTTCAGAGGCTCAAGCGCTTGCCAAATATGGCGATTACACTATTCCTGGTGGCGGGAACTATCGGGAAATGTTGCTGACATTGCCAGAAAAAAAGTTGACATCTTTGCCGAGCGGTTATCGCGTCCAGCAATTTGATCCAGATCCATTGTCTCGGGTAAAGAGCGGTTTTAAGGTTATTGACAAAGACGGAATGGGTGTTGGTTGGAACCGAAAAAGGCCAGATGGCCGGTTCAATACAGAACAAGAGGCAATTGAGGGTGCTCTACAGACTTTCAATGAAGGCTCCGTATTTAGAGATGCACGAGGCTCATTTAAGTCAAGCCACTGGGATCAACCCAACGTCATATCTCATATCCGCATGAATGATCGCACTGACGCTGAGGGTAAGAAGGTGCTATTCATTGAAGAGCTACAGTCTGATTGGGCGCAAGAGGGCAGGAAGAAGGGGTTTGGCGACAATGTTGCCAAGGTTCGGGAACTAGTCAAGCAACGAGATAGCCTTGCTGATGACAGTCCCGAACAAGAAGCGATTCAGCAACAGATTAACCATCTTTTATTACAGGATAAAGGCGTCCCGTTAGCCCCCTTCGTACAAAACACCAAGGACTGGGTAGATCTCTCACTCAAGAACATTTTGAAACGTGCCGTTGATGAAGGTTATGACCGCGTAGCATTTATCAACGGTAAGCAATCCGCGGATCGTTACCAGCTAACAAAGTACCTTGATAAACTTGAGTTTATACGCACCAGCGGCGGGATCGCTCCGGGTCCTAATGAGCTTGGAAATGGAATGCTAATCGGCTATGACAAGAGTGGACATCGGATTATTGAGGAATCAATCAATGACCCGGCAAAGCAGTTGCCTGACTACATCGGCAAAGAGGCCGCGCAAAAGATTCTTGAGCAGAAGCCGCAACAGGGACGATTTGGCGGCATGGGTGCGTCAGTTCGCACGCTACAGGGCCAAGGCCTTGAGGTTGGCGGCACCGGCATGAAGAAGTTCTACGACGAGATAGTGCCCGAGCGAGTACGCAAGCTTGTAGGCAAGAACAGCCTGCGCGACATCCAGTTTGAGGACAAGACCGTTAAGCTCCGCGAAGAGCTTGCCAACGCAACCCCTGGAAGCTCTCGTTACCTTTACCTGACCGACAAGATTGGCCAGCTTGAGCGCGAAGCCGAGCGTTATGGTGCTGTTGGCAACCAGCTAGGCTTTGACATTACGCCTGAAATCCGCGAGAAGTTCAGCCAACCCATCCCCTACAAAAAGGGCGGTTCAGTCCGCATCTCTGACAACCCTGACACGATGTTATTAGAGCTTATAAAGGCGCCAAAGTTTCAAGATGGCGGCGGCATAGACTTTGCATCCGTAGATCCGAATGTTCCTACGCAGCCGGAGTTTGCGCCGTTTGTGAAGCAAGATAGGCCAAGCCTTGTGCCGAGTGCTCAACAACTAAAAGGAGCATTTGAACGCCGCGTCAAGCCTGTCATAACTGAAGCCGAACATACCGCGTTAAGAGGCGGTATCTTGGGCGACATTTTACGGGCTTATGGCAAATACTCAGTGCCTGTGAATCAGGCTGCGTTAACCGCTCTTGGCAGGCCAGCAGCGCAAGAGTTCCCGCCGCAAGAGCCGCCAGAGATGACGGTGCCAACAGCGTTTGAGCGCCGCGGAGACTTAGCGCAGCAACTGTTTGGTAGCACGATTGGCGATCCTGCAAACTTGCTTGATCCTGGTTTGATGCGCGGCATCGGCGCTGGCGTTAAGGCTGTAGGCGCTGGTGCCCGAGCGCTCAAGCCATTCGCCACAGATGTAGCAGAGATGGCAAGCGAAATGGCCATGAAGGGCGTGCCAGGCATGGAGGGTACAGCGCTACGCATGGGGATGCTGCCCAAGGGGAAGTCATTCCCAGCTAAAGCTGCTGATGAAATGATTCAGCCAAGCGCTGCGCCAGAGCCTATCAGTGAGGATGCGGCTGCGCGAGCAATGAGCATCAGGCCTGAGCAGCTTGACTTGCCCGCCGC